AGTCCGGCCGCGCTCTCCGACTCCTGGTGGGTGCGCGCCTCGTCGAGCGAGAGCGTCGCGATTGCCGGCAGCGGCGCCCCGGTGTAGACGGGGACGCCGAGACCGTTGCGCTCAATGGTGAGGGCCTGGGCGCGCAGCATCCGGTCCTTGAGGAGCCAGTTCTTGTACGCGTTGCGAAGCAGGCTCATGCCGAGCCAGTTGCCGCCCTCACGCTCGTTGACGTAGGCGACGAGCCGGTCGACGGGGATGGTGATGTCGGGCCCGGTGGTGCCGTGCTGCTTGATCGCGATGAGGCCGCCGTCGGTTGCGACGTCGACGCTGGCGATCGTGCGGGGCGGCCGCCATGCGAGCTTCGCGAGGTGCGCGCGGTTGCCCTCGGGCCGGTAGACCTGCTCGAAGAAGGAGTGCCCGTAGGGCAGCTCGAGCAGCGCGAGTCGGAGATGCTCGGCCCAGGAGAAGTGCCCCTTGGTGCGCAGCGGCGCGACGGGCGGGCGGCCCTTGACCTGCAGCCCGAGGTCGGAGGCGACGAGGTCGACGACCTCGTCGCGGGCCCCGGATGGGTCGATCTGCCAGTCCGCTGAACGGATCGGCAGCGTGACCGCGCGGAGCACAGAGCCGATCTGCGCGTCCTCGCGGCGCATGCGGTCGTAGATGTCCAGCGACTTCGGCCACTGCAGATCCGGGTTCGTCTCCTCCGCCTGCGCGGCGAGCGTCGTCCACGATGCGAGCTGCGTCTGCTGGTAGCCGACTTCCGCCACAGACCACCGCCCTTCTAGAACCTCGCGGAGGCGAGGTTGACTTCGTCCGGCGCGACGTCGTCGCGGGTGATCAGCTCCGCCTTCGGCGGGGGCGGCGGGGTCTCCTCGCGCGGCGGGGGCTGCAGCAGCTCGAGGCCGTACAGCGCTTCGCTCTCGGCGATGAGGCCTGAGATGTCGACGGGGAGGGACCGGTTCCTCGACCAGGCGAGGTTCTCGGCGTAGGCCATGACGACGCCGCCCTCGACGGCGAGGTCGACGTCGGGCTGGGTGACGGTGAGGAGGACGGAGTCGCGGACGCGGTCGCGCATGCGCCCGGTGGCCAGCGCGAACGGGCCGCCCTCGAGTGCGTGGACGATCAGCTTCCGCTTCTGCAGCGGCTCGATGAACTCCATCGCGGGGCAGCCGCGGCCCTGCAGCACCACCTCGCGGTGGCCTGACTGGTCGGCCAGCTGCTCGAGGGTGTCGGGCACCCACATCATCCCGGGCCGCTTGACGCGCACGTTGACGAACGGGCGCCCGGACTCGGTGTAGACCGCCGCCGCGATCCACGACATCGAGCGGTCGTGCGACGTGTCGACGGCCCAGACGGTGCGTGCGCCCTTCGGGATGCGGAGCTCGTTCACCGCCACGTGCAGGGCCTCCCAGTCCTTCACGTCGATGTAGGACTCGACCTTCGCGGTGACCCACTGGCACAGCACCTCGGTGCGGTAGCCGGCGTCGGTCATGCCGCGGATGTCTGCGAGGCAAGTGCCGACGGTCATCGCGCCGTACCCGATGGACGGGTTCGACTCGAGGATTCCGTCGAGGTCGTCCTTCGCGCAGCCCGGCGTCGCGGACCACTCGAAGAGCCCGAGCGCGGTGCGCTCGTCCGAGACGTCGTCGTCGGTCAGGTCCTCGTCGGCGACCTCGTCGGCGTCTTCGCCGTTCGCGTGCGCCTCGGCCGCTTCGATGCCGCGCTGGATGGCGTCGGGGAAGTCGATGCCGGCGTCGCGGAGGTCCTCGAGTGCGGCGTTGCGTTGGGTGCGCAGCACGATGGATGCGGAGTCGCCGGCGTTGGAGAAGCCGATCAGCATGCCGTTCCAGAAGGACTTCGACGTCTGCGAGACGGCGTTCCACGCCGCCCAGGTCTTCTCCTCGCGGAGCTCGTCCATGAGCACGCGGGCGGCCGGCTTGCCTCGGGCGTTCTTGCCAACGCGAATCTCGTAGTGCGCCCGGGAGCGCGCGATGATCGCTTCCTTGCCGTTGGTGTCGACAACTTGCGCTGTGGCTGCCTGCAGGTCGTCGAGTGCGAGGGCTGCCTCTTCCTCGGTATCCGGCTTCGGGTCTGCCCAGATCTTGACCTGCGCCCACGGTTCGCGAGCGATGTCGAGGTTCTGAGCGATGCCGACAACCTTGAACTTCAGCGGCGGCACACGTGTCGGGTGGCGGTCCGAGTCGACGAACAGCCACCACGCGGCGAGAACGGACGCGATCGTCGTCTTGCCGTTCTGCCGGCCGACGAGCACCACGACGCGGCGGAACCGGTACTGCCCGTCGGCGAGCAGCTCAAGCGCGTGGATGAGCAGCCACTGCTGCCACGGGTACAGTTCGATGCCGAGCACGTCGCGCGCGAAGTCGATGACCTCGAAGCCGAGCGACGTGTCCGGGGTGAGAACGCGCAGCGGCCGGGTCCAGAGCCGCGGTTCGGTGCGCCCGAAGTGCTTGGGCAACGCACCTCCGTCGGACTACGTCAGCCGATCCCCCGCTTCTGCTTGAACGCGGCCAGGCTGTTCACCGGCGCCGCCGGCTCTGCCTCGGACCTCGTGGCCGGCTCTGCCTCCTCGGCGGGCGGAGCCGGATCCGCCGAGGATTTCGGCCGACCGCTGTAGGCGAGCACGCGCCGGACGTCGGCGAGCGCCGCGCGGTACCGGCTGGCGACGGCCCCCTCGGCGCCGGCGTCGAGCTCGGCGGCAAGCGACTTCACGAGCTCGACGAGCGGCGCTTCCTCCGGGACGTGCACGAGCCCGGTCGAGCGCAGCATCCGCGTGACGGCCGCGCGGTGCAGGCCAGGCGCTTTGCGCGGCGGCTTGGCCGGGGCTTCGACGATTGGCGCGGAAGCTGACTGCCTCGCGGCGGCCGCCTCAGCCCGTTTCCGAGCTCGGTAGGCCCTCTGGTACTCCCGGTCGGCTTCGCGCGATCGCGGCATGTGACACGACCTCCGGTGTGACGCGGGTGTGACAGAAATCGTGCGACGGTGCACCGCGGGGAGGGAGGACGCGCGCAGGCGGGAGGTGTTCCGCACTGTCGAGGTTGCTGGATTTTCTGACGACCGCGCGTCAGCCGAGGCGGATGAGCTGCACGATGCAGACGACGAGGACGATCGCGCCGCCGATCATCGCGGTCCATCCGATGGCGCCGAGGGCTAGGGCTGCATCGCACATGGGCTAGCCGACCCGCGGCGGCCAGGACCAGCACCCTGGTGTGGGCTCTTCGGCGTACGGCACCTGGTCGTCGAAGAACAGGCCGGTCGGGTTGAGTACCGCGAGGTCGACGCCGGCGATGTACTCGGCCACCTCCTCGTCGCGCACGTACCCGCCGTTGTACTCGGACCAGTGCTCGTCGGCGTACTGCCTCTCACCGAGGTAGTCCTCCCCGTTCGGGCTGACGCTGGTATGCACGGCGGTGATGATCGCGGCACGGGGCTCGGGGCGGAACACGCCGTCGGCTGAGCCGCGTGACGTGTAGTGGACGATGCGGCCGACGGTGGGTGTCTGGCTCATCGGGCGCTGGTCTCTCGTCGCTGGTGCGGCTCGATGGTGAGCGGACCGGGCAATCGCTTGGATAGCTTGAGCGCACCGCGGAAGGTGAGGCGGGTTTGCTCCTGCCGAGGGAACCACGAGGTGCTGCCGGGGCTGCGGGCCCAGTGCTGGACGAAGTAGCCGGGCCCAGTGCTGCGTCGAACGATGCGGACCATGTCGGTCGCGTTGGTGGAGACGGGCATGTGTCCTCCTCAGTACCAGGCGGGTACCTCGTCGCCGAGGCCGAGGTTGGGTGCGTTCTTCCCGCGTCTCGTGTTGCAGTCAGCGTGTGCGTGCCTGAAGTTCGACGGGTCGTCCTGCAGGTCTGGGCGGTCCGCGACCGGGTGGTAGTGGTCCAGGTTGTGGCTCGACGGTGTGCTATTCGGTGCGACGTCGTAGTCGATGCGCTGCTTGCACAGCCAGCAGTTCGCCTGCACCGCGACAGTCGGGTCGGGCGATGCGTCAAGACGCTTGCCCTCCTCGAAGAACTCAGCGCGTAGGCGGTGGCCGAGACGGGTGCTGGTGCGTGCCATCAGTGCCGCGGCGGCTTCCGAGGTGGCGCCAGCGCGATGACGGCGAGGACGAGCAGCAGGGCAGCGGCGAGCATGCTCACCTCCGTCGCGAGTAGATCCCGTGCGTGTGCTCGACGCGCGCATGTTGGACGGTGTCCGCGGGGACACGCACGGGAGAACGAGGGGCGCTTGCTGCTGGTGCGGACCTGCGACACACCCGGCTCCAGAGCGCGTTCGGCGTGTCGACGTGGCAATCGTCAAGGTGGGTGCACAACTAGAAGGCGGGATCCGAGCTAGCTCGGATCCCGCCTCATCGGTTCGCCCGTCCCCGGATTCGCAGTCCGGCGGACTGACCTCGGAAGGACCGTCCATGACCAGGGCTGGACATCAGAATAGGCACCGCTGTCGCTTAAACGACAAGCGCATACGGCGCGTCACGTCACGCGTCTTACGGCTGACCGCGGCGTCGGTGATCTCCATCGCCACCGTTGCCGTCATGCCGGGCCACGTCACGCACTTGATACAGGTCGTCATCGTGACGCAATAGCGGCTGCATCAGTCGGTCGAGCAAGCAGCTGGGGCAGGGCCGGGATCGACCGGCCCTGCCGTGACCGCACATGCGCCGGTGGACGCGACGGTCATCCAAGTGGGGCCGAAGCCCGGGCTGGCTCACACCGTGACGCTTCCTCTTCGCCAGGGTGCGGCTCTCGCCAAGAATGAACGTACGGGGGTACAACGTCCCCGGTGCAAGCGCGACACGCCGAGCGGAGCCAAATTCGTCGGGCGTGCTGCTGCGAGCGCCGGGTTCAGGCGGGTGGTGAGGCGAGGAGGCCTGCGAGGCCGCCGAGGGTGGCGAGTGCGAGTGCGATGCCGGGGAGTGCTCCGGCTCGGATGCGGTCGCGTCGTGTCTCGGGGCTCGTGAGGGACCAGGTGCCTTCGGTCTTGTCCTCGGTGAGGACGTAGGCGTTCTTGGTCCCTTGGTAGATCGCGGCGAGGGATGCTGCGAAGCCGACGATCAGTAGGGCTAGGGAGATCCACCACCAGGTGTAGGTCATGGGTTCAAGCATGGCGCCGCACTCGGTTGTGGTTCGGGTGCGGCGCCATGGTTGGTGGAGCTAGTGCTGGGTCGTGTCGAGCTTCACGTTGCGCTTCCGTAGCTCGCGGGTCAGCTTGTCGATCTCTTTGCGTGCGTCGTCGGCGTGGGTGGTTCGGTTCGCGGCGGCCGCCTCTTGCCACCTGGCGATACCGGCTTCGCGGGCAGCGAGGAGCGACTGGGTTGGGATGTTCTTGAAGGGGCGGAACCACATCAGGCGCGCGTTTCGGTCGTCGCGTCGGGCATGGCTTGCTTGACGGTGTCTTGCCAGTCGAGGTCGCGCGCTTCGAGGGCTGCTCGGTGTGTGGCGTCGTCGGGGTAGTGGATGGTGAAGATGGCGTAGCCGGCGGCGCTGCCTTCGCTGGTGAGGTCGAAGCGGCTGCGTTCGTACCAGGGGTGTGTGGGCGGGAAGCGGAGGGTACGCACACCGGTGTCGCCCAGTGGGATGTCGACGACGTCGTCGAGGTCGAAGCCATGGATGAGCAGGAAGGCGCGCTGACGGGTCGTCACTCGGGGTGTGGGCTCTAGTGGCATAGCGGGCTCTTTCGTCGGGTTCGTTGCGGGTCAGCGACGAACGAAGCGTGCGACTCGGTCGATCGTGCTGGAGCTGCGGGCGATCAGATCGGCGGTGGCATTGATGCCGCGCGTGATGACTGCGGCAAGCGTGTTCAGAAGTGGTGAGGAAGTGGAACGTAGGTCTGCGCCGAGCCTCGCCCAGGCGAGCGGCAGCTTGAAGTGGTCGAGATAGGGACTGTGGCGCTCAATCGCGTCGAGGGCCAGGGCGTGCCACTCGGCGGCGACGGCTGGGTGGTTGGTGACGGTGATCGCTTCGAGAGCTCGCTGCACGAGGGCGAGGTCGGCAAAAGCGAGCTCCTCGGCTGCTGGGGCTGTCTCAACCATGGGGCCAGTCTCCTTCAGGTGTGGCGGCGGCGGGTGGGGTCGTTGAGCATGCGCGCGCGCCACCAGCTGGTGAGAGCGTCGAGGTGGACGTAGTTGATGCCGTTGACCTTGCGGACGGTCATGCCGTTCCGACGCCATCGCTTAATGGTCTTGACGTGGCGCTTCACGCGCTTGGCGGCTTGGCGGAGTGTGAGCCAGTCGGGGTCGTCGTCGTCACCAAGCACTGGCGAGGTACCGGTCGAGGTCGGTGATGGGGACGGTGTAGTGGCAGTTGCGGCAGCGGAGCTTGAGGATTTGGGGTCCGTCTTCGGCGTCGGTCCAGTAGACGCGGACCTGGGTTTCGTCGCAGACGTCGCAGGGGCGGGC